GTTGTACCTTTACCCCAGCTTACTGCGCTTGGTGGTAATGGGTCTTTAATGTTAGCGGTCTTGGCTGACTTCTCAGTTGCATAGTCGCCCATTTCCATAACTTCTGTACCATCAATTACTTTGCCTGCCATTGTGTGTGGACGTGCATAATCACTTGCTGGCTTATCATCACGGTTTTTGCCGACCACCAATTTTGAAGAATTCTTGGTTGTTGGCTTTACATTTTTTGCGATTGCCATATTAACGACCTCTTGAGCTAGACTTCTGATTAACAACGCGAGCCATATTGCGGCCCATGCTGCGTAGGTTAGACTGGGTTACACCACCCTTAGCCATTTTCTTAACATCCATACCGCCCTTTTTGAGTTTGAGCTTGGTATGCTTTCCGGGATGCTCTTGTGCATCGTGTTCTTTCATGGCTTTTTTGATCTCTTTATCAGCGATCATTTTGTCCATTTTCATATCTGCTTTTGTTGATTCCATCTTTGCCATTTTTTACTCCTACGTTGTCGTAATTGTTACTGAATTAATATTGCCTTTTGCTACTAAATAGTTTGGGGTAAGACCTCTATCATATCCACTAGAACCGCCTACAGGATACCATCCCCACTGTATAACTCTACTACCGCCTTCTGGATAACCCGACTGCGTAATGCTTGTTCCACCGCCCTGCTGCGTTTGTAAACCATTAGGACCAGATGCGTAATAACTAATATCAGGTCTTGGTTCCCTTACTGCTTGAGGGTCATTTACTGGATACAAACCAAGTTGTAACTGTGGCTGATCTGGATCCCAACACTCAGGACAAACTTTAATACTGACTAACTTGGTCTTGATGGTTAGCTTTTTTAACTCAACCAGCTTATAGCGTTGACCACATCTGTCACATTCTGCAATACTGTGTTTGCCACTAGCATACTTAGTTGGCATACTTACCTCGCGTAAAACAAGTTGCGCGGTACAAATCTAATTGATACATCTTCTCTATCTTCTTCAATTGCCTGTTGCAACTGTTCCATATACTCAGCCTTTAAACCAAGCGCGCGTTGCATATCCATGCCGGGCAATTTCATAGACAAGTAATAAGCTAAACCAGCCACTAAACAAGTAATCCATCTAAATGGTATATCTTGAACGTACACACCTGTACCAGAATCCTGAACCCTTCTCATACGCCAATAAACGAGCGTATACGGCGTTCCATTATCTGGGGTAGGCCATACTGCCAAGCTGGGTAATTGCTGGTCGTAAATCGCTGCTCCGACGTTATGTGACGCGGCTGTAGTATTGTACTGCCCGCGGTAGCAGTTTAAAAGCTGGTTTCCTGAAATATTGACATATCCAATAATCTCGTTATCAATCTGAACAAAACCAGTAGACCGCATATTAAAGGTTGAGCTGAGGGTAATCGTGGTAGCCGATGGTGTCAAAGTAGCCGCCAAAGTTACGCCAGCATAAATGTTGGAATTGCCAGTTTGACGGTTGTACCAAACTTGAATTGGACGACCATAGGTTAACTTATTAGGAATCGTAGAATAAGTAGACTCAGAAATACGATTTAAGTTGATATCCTGCTGGTTGGCAGCGCTAGAGTTATTGGTACGAGTAACCAAATCTAGGATGTCAATCGTATCTGCACCGACTGGGTATATAGCTTGGCCATATACCAGTGGAATAGAAATTTCCTCTACTGTCCAAAAATTGATACCGCGGTTAGCCCACTCAATCGTTAATAAATTGATAGATCTTTTTGCGGTGCGAAGATCATATCCAGTGCGTAACTGCGAGCCACATCTTTCGAATGCCTCTTCCACCAATTCAGTTAAATCTAAATTAAAAGTAGAATTACCGCTTGTATATGCCATTATTTTTTCTTCATGCCTTTAAGGGTTTCAGCCAATCTAGCTCTCTGCCCTAGTTTGCCGGGTTTCTTTGCCGCCGCAGCTAGTTTCTTGGCAGGAATAGTTTTGCCTTCCTTAACGCCTAATTCTTTTTTTAATGCACCGGGCTTTTTGATAGCCTTCTGAATCCATTTTTCAGCCATTATTTTTTCCTCGCAGCTCTGATGTTATCTACTAGATTAGGGTATGGTCTGCCAGCCTCCTTAGCCATAGCCTTGGCACTAGCTTTTTTGGCTGGCGATAGCTTCTTAGATTTGCCTAATCCTTTTGGACGTGGCTTATCCCAAACTTCACCGCCTTTAGCAAAAAGTTCAACATCATTCGGATTATCCGTGCGATGGATAACCTTTTTCTTAGGCATTTTGGAAGGGCTTACTGCGCCCATTCCGCGACTCGCCATCATTACTTTTTGCCCTTAGCATAGCCACCGCCACACATTGCTTTAACGTGTTCGTGGTGCAGCTTATGACCAGCAGCGTGTTTCTTAAAATGCTCGTGGTGTTGAACGTGTCCGTCGCCGCCATGATGCTTTTCAATATGCTCTGGGTGAATCATATGCTCTTCAGCTTGCATATCTTTAGAGATTGGTGGGTGATCCATTTTCATAATATTTCCTTTATTAGCAATATTTACCGCGGGTTTTTCCCTTTTGTGCAATACCATCAGCACGGGATGATGCAGTACCGCCAGAAGCCATCTTCTTAACCATACCACCTTTTTTCTTGGTATTAACAGGAGAACCTGTACCAATATCATTGCCAGCCATCTTAGGCATCATTGCGCGTGTATGGCCTTTTTCTTGATCTGGATGCTCGCCATGAGGACGAATACCTTGCTTAGAAGGAGCCATAATGCCTTTTTCTACTGGGAACTTAGTCATTCCACCAGCAGCCATCTTCTTAACTTTGCCGCCTTTTTTCATTGAAGCTTCAAAAGATTTCATGTTCTTTTCAGACTCAATTGGCTCGGTCTTGCCAGTATCACCTAAATTCATGCCACGGGTTAAACCGCGTTTTTGAACTTCAGATTGACCAAATTTACGATGCTTGTTTGAACCAGCTTCTACGTCTTTCGACATATTGCGTGGACCCATTGTTTCTTTCAATTTCATATCGCCACCCTTTTTAAAAGATTTGCCCTTATCGGCCTTTACAAAATCCTCACCGACAGAGCGAGGGATACCTACTTTTTTAGCAAATTTCGCATTATGCGCAACCGCTTCCATCAAATTTTGTTGTTTTTTAGATACACTTGGCATTATACAAAACGTCCTTTAGTTTTACCGCGCTCACAACAACCATCAGCACGTGCAGATGCGGAGCTTACTTTACCGCCTTTTTTCATTCCAGCTGCAGAAGGCATAACAGCATCACCCATTGGGTTTACTTGTGGAATGTTTTGCTCTGTTGTGCCAAATAACTTGTAATCGCGTTCTGCTTCTTGACGAATGCCACGCTCTTTATTGGCCTTCATGTAAGCTTCGCGTTTAGCTTTTTGACTACCAGTTTCTTCGTATGGCATTATTTGTGTCCTTCGATGAAGCGGTCTAGCTTGGCCTCTAGTTTATCAAATCGGTCAATAATTTGTTGCATATCGCTACGAACTTCTTGTTTGGTAATATAATCGCGAGCCATTTCTTCACGGGTTTTATTAACCAAAATCGTTACGCGGTCTAATTCATTAAACTTTTCTTTAACAAAATATCCGATTGCTCCAACAACGATTGTCAGTAACGCATTCCAAAATTGCATAATCGCTTCCATTAGCACTTCCACTTCTTTAAAGATTTGTTAATCCGGCTATCTGGATCGCTTGCAGTTTTAGAAGAGGTAAGTTTCTTTTTCATCCCTTCCATGCGGGCGCAGAATGATTTCTTGCGTGATCCGCCTTCTGGTTGAGGTGCTTTAAGATTCATACCCTGCTTCTTAGCTGAGGCCCTACCTTTGGCGTTTAAGCCGCCGGAGGGGGATTTCCCCTCCTTGCGCTGCCAAGCTGGAGTCTTAGCCATATTAAGCCATCGCTTCCTGACAAACTACGTTAACTTGAACTACTGTACCGGTTGTAGTTGTAATCGCTACAGTCAAGATATCAGCTACGTTACCTTTAATGTTGGTTAATACAGGGAAGAAGTTTGTCAAATCCAATTGTTGCAGTGCATTATTGGGAGTTGAGAATGCGTAAACTACTTCACCGCCACTTAAACCAGTTGCATTTAAATCTACTTCAGCAAATGAGTTGAATGAACCAAGCGTATTTAAAGGTTTAAAATTAGCGCCCTGCAACGAAAGCTGGTTGGTTGGCGTACTAGCAATTAACTCAATCAAAGCGGTTTGGCTGGTATTAGTCAACAATGTTTGTGGTAACAATTGTCCACGATCAATCAAACCAATCTGATATGAACAGCCAGCAGTTGGTGCGTTAGGCAATGGATTACCAGTAACTATGTCACCAAATGTGATTGCAGAGGTTGTGTTACTTGTAATACGGCCTGTATATGGCGATGTAATAGTCTGGCCAGCCAATGTAATTGCTCCCGGACTAGATGGTAAATAGATCTGAGCCTGAGTAGCATTTAGCGCTGTTACGTTAAAAATTCCATTGTACTGGGTAGGTGCTGCGCCAGAGATAGTAATAACGTTATTGGTTGCCAAGCTAGTGATTGATGCAAAACTTAAAGTTACAGGAAATTGAGTTACGCCACCAATTACAGTAGCTGCACCAATTGCTGCACCAGTAAGGCTTGGCAATGCTGCCTGATAGTAAACCGACTTACCAACCCATTGATTTGCGCCCCAATATGTTGCTGTTGGGGTTGAGGTCAATGTAGCACCGTTTACCAATAAAATTGGCAGAATCATTGTGCTTGTTGTTGGAACAGATTGAATCAACCAAGTTTGCGCTGCATAAGTTGTGGTGGCAGTTAAAGTGCCAGATACACCAGTTTGCGAGGAACTTAACTGATATGTACCAACGCCGCCTACTGCATATGATGTAACTGTACCAGCAACTTGTGCTGTAAATGTTTTGTTTACAGTGATGGTTGCACCATTAGCAGCGGTAATGTATGTACCTGCTTGAATACCTGTACCAGCAATTAATTGACCCACTGCAAATCCAGTGCCAGCCGCCAATACAACAACGCTAGAACCGATTGCACCACCGCTAGAATAGGCTTGTGATCCAACAGCAGCGCTAGTTGCGGTTAATTGAGAAGTAATTGTGGTTCCAGAAGCAATTCCAGTACCAGTCAATGACATACCAGATTGAATAGCGCCAGCAGTAATTGTAGTTACTGTTAATGTTGCGCTGGCAATTGTATATCCAGTAATGGATGCAGTTTCAGTAAATGAACTTAAAGTAATATACTGAGCTGGGTTGTTAGCTTGTGCTGGATTGGTTACTGCGTATCCATGAGGAGATGCAAAGGTAACCAAAGCTTGACCGCCACTAGCCTGACCTACAACAGAAGAAATTGCTGGAGTTGCCGCGCTAATAGTTAGCGTTTGTGGTGTTCCGCCAGTAGCAGCAGCGTTAGTTTGGTCAAAAATATCTGAACCAACTGCTCTCATGCGAAATGACATGGCTGGGTAACGAGTTACTGCACCAGTCAAACTGCGCTGTTGAGAAGCTGCATAGTTACCATAGGAATAGGTAAATCCACGCTGTCTATCAATTCCACCTTCAACCAATACTGACACACCATAGTGGGTCATTAAAGATTGGCCAGAAGAACCATTATCACGTTGTTCATAGCGAACTGGCAAGTTACCAGTACGGCTCCAAGGCTTAACCTGAGCTGTTCCGTTTACTACACCGTTACCTGTACCAACTTGATGGATAACCCATGGCTCACCATTGATGACTACGCCCCAGCGAAGCGCGCCAGCGCCATACCAAGCATATTCCATCCAAATCATCTGAACTTTAGTCCAGTCAATTGCATTGATAATATTCTTGTTACCGTTCCAAGCTTCCATTGGGAATACTTGATCTACTGGCAAACCACCTGAGTCAGAACGAATTACGCAATACATTGCATATGGATTACCGGGATAAGGTGCGCCACTTTGCAAAAAGAAAATACCGTTGGAATCATCAAAAATACCAACACGCTGGGTTTGACCGCTAACTGATGAACCGAAGTTAACATTAGAAGCCATGTACATTGTCTTACCGGGCTGATAGCGGTGGTAAGGACGTGATTGACGAATAGTAATATCACCGGGGGTGTTACCACCACCGATGTTCATTGATACACCACCTAAACCGGGATTTTGAACAATGTACGCTTGACCTGATACGTTTTGAATAAACTGTTCCCAACGCAAAGGCTGAACGCCATACTCAAAGTCAGCGTCATAAATGTTTTGGGATTGTGAAACTTTAAGCTTACCTACAACGTCACGCAAACGTTGAGGAGCAACAAATTGTGCTGCGCCATCAATACCCGTTAATGGGGTAGAGGCGGTCTGTGTACCCATGCCACCCGTTTGAGTGTTGGGCGAAAAGAAATTCAATAAACTCCATCCTGCTGACATAATATCTCCTTAAATTTTAAAAAGGGGTACCGAAGTACCCCATCGGATTATTAGTCAAAGTTACCGTATGGATAGGTTGAACTTGTTCCAATATTGGTATCAGACTGAGCATATTGTAATGTGATGCCCATCTTACCGCTAACTGGAGCGCCCAAGCTTGATCCAAGCATTTGGATTGTTACAACCACTTGGCTAAACCATGTTGGC